ACCCGCTAATCTTGAAATGAATGATTTCAAGCAATATGCCGATAGTTATGGCGGTCTTGTTCGATCTTGCAGATTTGCTGTGAGAATATTATTGCCTGGCGGCAATGTCATGAGACTCATAAACGGGTATTCTACTTTCACGAATGATCTGACATATCTGTGTGAAGCGGCAGAGATACCTGGTCGCGGCTTCATGAACGTGGATTTGAGATATTATGGTCCAAACTTCAAGCTGCCATATCAGACCGCATATGAAGATATTACGCTGACGTTTATCTGTCGCGCACAGTCATTAGAAAGACAGTTCTTTGATGACTGGATGGAAATGATTAATCCTACAAACAGTTTCGATTTCAGATATAGAAGTGAATATTCTTGCGAAATACAGCTATTTCAATTTGGCGAAGCAGATAATAATAGATTAGATGAGAGAAACCTTGCTCCTAAAGCAGAGTATCTAATTACTCTTGCAGACGCTTGGCCCATACTTGTTAATCCACAACCAGTCACATGGGCAGATGATAACTTCTTGAGACTTGGCGTTACATTCACATATACCAAGTGGTATCGTCTTCGTGATGGTACTCCAAAGCCTTATAATGCACCAGACTATGATCTGGTCAAGGGCAGAACTTATCGTGACACAAGCAGATTTTCGGGTTGATAGAATAAAAAAAGGATGATATAAAATGGAATTGCCTAAGATTGATGTGCCAATATATGATTTGACCTTACCCTCGAACGGTAAAGAAATAAAAATCAGACCCTTTCTAGTTAAAGAAGAGAAGCTTTTGTTGATGGCTGCCGAATCTAAAGATCCTGTAACCATTATCAATACAACTCTGCAAGTTATATCTAATTGCATTCTGGAAGGTGATGTGAAGATAAACGCGCTGCCATTCTTTGATATTGACTATCTGTTTATTGCTCTGAGAGCTAAGTCCCTCGGAGAAACAATACAAGTCAATTTCAAGTGTAATAATATGGTAGAAGGTCAACCATGCGGAAGTATATTTCCAGTTGACATTAATATAAGCAACTTTGAGATATACAATATGGATAAGCCTAAGGTTGTTCAGCTATCTAACACCATGTCTCTTAGAATGAAGTTTCCGCCATATTCACTTATGAGAATGCTGGACGAAAAAGACAATGAGTTGGAAAAGAAGACCAAGATCATGGCAGCATGTATTGATGCCATTGTTAACAAGAATAACATCATGTCAGCCAAAGATTACTCTAGAGAACAGATGGTTGAGTTTATTGACGGACTGACAGAAGAGCAGGTAAGAAAGATTGAGAGCTTTACTGGTAAGATGCCATCATTTGCTATAAGAGCAAAAAAGACTTGCAGCAAGTGTGGACATGAACATAATATTGTTTATGATGATTTTACCAGTTTTTTTACGTAATGCTCAGCCATGACAATTTGATAAACTACTTCAAGGTCAATTTTGCTTTGATGCAGTTTCACAAATACAGTCTGACTGAGCTAGAAAATATGATACCCTGGGAAAAAATGATTTATATGGATCTGCTTAGGTCGCATATTAAAGAAGAAGAACAGAAAGCTGCCGACATGAAGGCTGCTCAGAGGACAAAGAAGTAAGATGGCATTTGACACAAGAAACCTTACAACAGACTACAAGAAACTAATGAGCATTCCTGTCATGAACAGAACGGCTTTGGCTCAGAGTGGTTTGCTGAATGATATGCTTTCTATGCTGACGCCAACTCAATACTCTTCTCTATTTCCTTCTTACTATAAAGAAAGTCTTCCAAGTATATCTGGATTTGAAACCGCTGTGACAAGAACAACGATGAGTGGTGGCGGTAGCACTACTGGCGGTGGTACTGGTGGAGGAACAGGATATACTGCTGGCACTGGAAGTTCAGTTACCGCCACGCCTGTTAAACCTTCTATTACTCCGTCTCAACAAAGAGCAGCAGAAAGTGCGGGACTTGGATATCTTTTACCAGATCAGAAAGCTTTACCACAGTCTTCGCAACAGTTTAAAGCTGGCGAAAATGCATCTGAAATACAGAAAGGCATAGTTCAAATAGCAAATAGATTTAATATGGATCCAGTAGATGTGGCCACATTTATGAGATATGAAACTGACGGAACTTTAGATCCTTATCAGCCTGGTCCGATAACACAATGGGGACAACACAGAGGTCTGATACAAATGGGAGAAGTTCAACAAAAAGAATACGGAATAAATTTGGATCCTAGAAGGGGTCCAGTATCAACTATTGCTGAACAATTTGCTGCAATTGAAAAATATTTTGTTGCGAATAAATTTGATAAGTGGTTAGCAGACAATCCAAACGCAACAGTACATCAAAAAAGATTGGCTATGTACGCTACAGTAAATGCTGGAAGTCCTTACAAAGTTGATGCGACTGATCAATATAACGGCGGTGCGCCTGGCACAGTTATTGATAAAGTCAATGACATGTATGATAATCGAAAAGGATCACATTACAATCTAGCTTCAGAATATATGAAAAGTGCGGAAGTTACTCCTGCTGATCTCAATCAAATTAATCAAGGTCAAGGTGTTCCTCAGGGCACAAGTGATGTTTTTCCTGCTGATCAACAAACAATGACAGGAATCAACGAATCTTCGCCAAAATTTAGCATATCAAAAGGTAATATTGAAGAAGTCGATTCTCGTCTTCAAAATGTAATTAAATCCGCATCTAATGATTTGCCTGAAGGATACACAGTTAAAGCTATTTCCGGTAAAGATATTAGAACAACAGGAACAAAAAATCATCCTGCAGGATTAGCAATGGATGTTCAAATATATGATAACGAAGGAAAATTAGTTCCTTATAACAGTAACAGTCCTGGTTGGAAATATTATGAAATGTTATATCGCTCTGCTCACATTCGTGGTCAAGAAATGTATCCTGATCAGAAATTTATATGGGGTGGAGCTTGGATATCGAAAGCAGCTGGCCGCGGCGATCCGATGCACTATCAAATTGTTGATCCTAATGCTAGAGGGACATCACAATCGTCTGGCAGTTATTCATTTGAAAGTGGTTTAGATCCTTCTCATCCATTTGTCAAAGAGGGCGGACAATTAACACCCGAAGAACGAGAAGAATATGATAGCACCATAATAAAAAAAATTGAAAAAGAAAAAGAAGCACTGAAATCTAAAAATGATGCTCAGAATGTATTAGACATAGTTCCAAAATCAGATGTATTACCACCTGAACAGCAACAAATGGCACCAACAGCAGAACCTGTAACTGAAGCAACACCTGCTGATACACCTTCAGAACTAAACGCTGTCAACAATTATGAGACTGGCACAGCAAATGCAGGATATGCAGAAGAAGTGAAGATGATTGATAACAAGACTGGTCAAACAATAGGCAACGTTGGAACAGGTGAAGCTGTAGGCATTACTAAAGATAACAAGGTCGCTGTTACTTCTGAAGCCAGACTGAATGCTTCCCAAATATTGCCTAAGATGAATATGAACATGTCCAATCCCAACGCTCAGTCTATGCCTCAGAATGGACCTCAAGTTGATCCTACAAGATCAAGACAAGTTGCGTCAGCGGTTAATAATCTAGATCCTATGAGATTAACTGCCGATAACAGTTTTGAACCTTCGCCATCATTTGATAGATCAATGGGTAGAGTTGTTGAATCTGGAAACAAGTATAACTCTCGCGGAGTTCCTTGGTCTAACGTATAAAAAAGGGGAGCAGAAACGCTCCCCTTTCGCTTTTAGTCGGCCAATGACTTGAAGTAGTCAAGGTCTTCATCTTCACTATCAGTCCACGGCGGTGTGTCTTCAACAGACTTGCGTGGCTTCGATGCTTCAAACGAAGGTTCGTCCGACTTGGTATATGTCTTAGTAACAGTTTCGTTTATCTTGACATCAACCCTGCTTACATCCATTCCAGAGATGCCAAGCACATCGTTCAGCTTACGCTTCAACTCGTCATAAGACTTGAAGTTCTTCGGATCAGTAAATTCCTTGAGAGAATACTCCGACTTCCAAATCTTCTCAAGCATTGCGTCATCTTCGCTGAGAGGCGTCGGATTGTCAAACGAAGACAGGTCATAGTTACGATAGCCTTCGACCTGACGGATCTTGATCTTGAAGTTGGCACCGTTCCACAGATCGAACGGGTTCATCGGCTTCTCGTCCTGATACTGCGGGTTCATTGCAAGAGTAATCTTATCGAAAATCTTCTTACCGAACTTGAACAGCTTGACCTGACCCTCGTTAGCAGGGTTCTTCGGATCAGTAACGACCAAGATATTGGCGATGTAAGTCAAGCGGCGCTTCTGTTCGCGGGCCTGCTTACGCTGCGGCGAGTTCTCATCGCTGGTAGCATTCCAAAGCTGAGAGTTATACTCAGACACAGGATCCTTCTGACCAATCGTAGTCAGAGAGTTTTCGATGTACCACTTACCCGACGGACCCTTGAAGCCGTGATTGAAGATGCGTACCCACGGAAGGGCATCATCACCGTCAACAGCAGGAGCAGGAAGGAAGCGAATGACTGCATAGCCATTGCCTGCCTTGTCTACTTCAGGCTGCCAGAAACGATTGTCGTCCTTGCCACCGCTTTCAGCGGGTGCGTTCAACTTCTCGATTTCCTTGGTAAGACGGCCGATATCAGCAGAAGACTTCTTGAGGGATGCGAAATTTGACATTGTATGTTTCCTTGTATTGCGTTGTATAGCGTTGTATTATTGATGTATATTAGCACAGGAATCTCCCTGTGTCAAGTATATAGATGCGTTTATCTGCGTTTTCAAGAGTTCCTTAAATTTATTTTT